ACCTTCCGTGCGTTTGTCGGCAGCATGATCAGCGGTTCTGGCACCGTTGAACTGGTGTACGACCCAGATGCAACCGGCCAGGCTGCATTTATCGAAGACGTGATCACCACTGCAGACACTGCAGACGCCACGTTTGAGCTGTTTACCACCGGCACTACCTCCGGTACTGACAGCGTGAGTTTTGCGGGGATTATCACCAGCATGGATATTGCATCCACTGTTGGAGATTTGGTCGTTGCCACCTGCAACTTCGTCACCAGCGGCGCCATCACCTCCAACCTTGAATAAGGGTTGATCTGATGGCCAAAATCGAACGTGGTGGCCATGTTTTCGATGGCTACAACAAACCGATCCGCACCCCTGGTCATTCCAGTGGTAAATCTCATGCTGTTGTCATTAAAGATAACGGCAAGGATCGGCTGATTCGATTTGGCCAACAGGGTGCCAAGACAGCAGGCAAGCCAAAACCCGGTGAAAGCCAGGCGATGAAAGATAAACGTGCTGCTTTTAAGAAGCGACACGCCAAAAATATCGCCAAAGGTAAAACCAGTGCGGCTTATTGGGCAAATCGCGTGAAATGGTGACATGACCTACTCCGTTCCAGGACTCGTCAGGACGCATCTCGTCAGCTCTTCCTACCTAGGAAGTGTTGATAGTCCTTTCGTGCGGACACGAGCTGTGATCGACCAGATGAAGGGCTGGGAGATCATGAAAGCCGTTACAAATGGAACGGAGTATCTGCGTGAAAACAGCGAAGCATTCCTGCCTCTAGAGCCCCGCGAGGACTACTCCGCATATCTGGCACGGGTCAATCGCTCAGTTTTTACGCCCTATACGCAGCGTTTGATTCGAGCTGCTGCAGGCTTAATTCTTCGCAAACCAATCAGCATTGAAGGCGACCCTTATTGGACAGATGTCTTTAATAAGGATGTTGATGGTTGTGGATCGGATTTAGATGAGTACGCTCGACGACTCTTGATTTGTGCCCTGACGTATGGGCACTGTCACACGCTGGTTGATTTTCCTGCGCCTTCGGGTG